CACGAGCTTCTTCAGTTGTACCAGCCATTGATGCTAACAAGTCGGTCATCTTACCTATTCTTGTTTCAGTAAATTTTGTTTTTATCCCAACAAAATCGGCCATTCCAGTAGCGGCTCTTTCCGCTGCGTTTGCAAATTCTTTCGACCCTTTATTGATCGTATTTTGTTTTTGAGCCATCTTATCAAGTCGATTTAATGCATCATCAATTTCTTTTATTCCAATTTCTTGAAGACCAATGCCTTGGCCATCCTTAATGCCCTCAATGATTTGGGCTATTCTTTGTCTTTGATCTTCCTCTATGTCACCAGCTTTGGCTTTTTCCTCTAAAAACTTGAGTTCTTGCTCGTAGGCCAATCTTGTGCTAGCTGCTATATCACTTTGAAGTTGTGCTCTCTTTTTTAAAGCCTCTATAGCCTTAGAGTCTCTTTCCTCGTCGTACTCAAAAGAAATTCTACTTGTTTCTTCTCTACCAATAGCTGCAGAGAAAGCTTTTTTCAAGTCTTTGTCGCCTTTGATTTGTTCAATAATTTTCTTAATTTCTTCTTTGGTCAAATCAGCCATGTATTGTCCCTCGTTATTCCCTAATTAGCTCAAAAAACAAAAACCCAAAAGACTCATCGTTTCTTCTGGGCTTTCTTTATCTCTTTTGCTTCTTCTTCAAACTGCTTTTTGAGTCTCTCAACAAACCAGCTTCTCAAACCAACTGGAAGACTGTATGCTTCGGTTAACGACCATCCTCCAAAATGCTTGAGAATAAAGAATTGTTCGTAGACTCCCTCCATGAATTTAGAGGTTAGGCCAAAAAAAGTCCGTTCCAAAAGGAACGTCGACCTCCTGCTCGTTTGAGCAATTTTTACACACAAGAGTTTCTGTGATTCTGATACTTGTGGTACAATTTTTGAGACACTTCTTTAGATGTGATGCATCTGTAACGATCATATTCTCAACGTATGAGTGGATTACCTCTTCTTCTGTGAATCCCTCAACAGACTTGATCATCTTCTTGTATTGCTCAACGGCTCCAAAGTCAACCGTCTTACCAGAGATCGCCATTTCCATAATTCTGTTTTCGTCTTCTCCATTTGCGAGTCTGAACTTAACCGTGAACTTTGTGCCGGGCATTTTCGTCTCGAACAAACCATCGCCAATGTATTGAACGTCAGGGCTCCCTTCTACAAGTCCGCCTTCGACCTTTGGAGTTCTCAAATCAAAGGACATACGATTCTTTGTCGCACACTTAGGACAGTTCACTACGGCTTCATAATCCGCACCATAAGCTGTTGCACGAGCTTGGATAACTATTGCATTGCGATCGCACACAAGAAGGCTTAAAGGGCTAATATTGGTGTCTATGATGATGTTTTCCAATACTCTTTCAAGTGCGATTCCCTTCTTAAGAAGAGATTGGTTCGACAAGGTATCTTCGTCCTTTGCCGTCATGTATCTGATCTCGATATATTCTTTTCCATTCAAAGGATGATCCTCTGGATATCCCATACCTTTTGATGGTAGATCGACGAGTTCTGTTGGAGCCACAAAGTTTAGTGGACTCATTGTTGGTGGAGCCTCTGCCGGCTCTGCTTTGTTGTCTATTCCAAGACGGTCGGAATTTCTTCCCATTATACCTCCATTTATGTTACTTTCGCATAGTCATATGCTACTTCTATTGTAATCACCGAGATATCATCGCTACTATAGTCTAATTTAGAAAAAGATATGGATGTAATAAATGCACCATACAATCTCCAAGTTTCTTCTGGTTTACCTGATGCTTCTATATGCTCGATGATCATATTAGTAATGTTAGCAGCACCATCCTTGGCTTCCATCAATTTTTCTAATCCTTTGTGCGGTACACTTGCATCAGGATATGCATATCCCATGGATTTCAACTCGGCAACAAAAGCAAAAACTCTCTTACTAACATCTGCGATAGTTATTGTTATGGGTTTCCAGGTAGCAATCCCAGGATATTTAAACTTGTGATTTATAAGTTGATAATCACTGCTGGAAATATCAAAAGATGGCTTGTCGACAGTTTTCGCGTACCACCATTCACCTGCTCCACCATCGGTCAATTTAAATCTAAAATTTCTCTTAGGCTCAAGACCAGGATCAGTCCAAAAAGACATATTTAACCTCTATTAATTTACCTTATTAGGTTCCTTTACAAATTGCTTATCGTTTTCAGAATCGTTCGGATGATCACACTCTGCCCAGTCATAGCGGAAAGTCAAATCAATTGTTCTTAAGTCGTCATTAGCGTAATCCAATGTTGAGTAACTTGCTGATTTCAAGAATGCATTCTTTAGAGTCCACTTTTCGATCGGATTACCATCAGCATTAAAAATTGTTATAACAACCTCGCCCAAGCCTTGATTAACCGCGTTGTTTTTGCTCATAGTCTCCCTAGTAGAGTTTCTGTCTTTGATTTTGTAACCTGAATCGAGAATGATTTGATTCGTTAATGCTGCGGCATTAGGAGTAACGGGGTCTACTAACGTCATTGTACAGTCATCCCAAGTCAAACGACCAGGGAAGTAGTATTTATTATCAAGGAAGTCGTGTGTTACCTCGCTTACACTATACGAAGGTGTCTTGAAATTCTTTGCCCACCAAATAACAGTCTCTCCACCACTAAGCTCAGTGATTTGTACTTCAAATCTAAAATTTCTTTTAGGCTCTGATGATGCTTCGGTCCAAAATGACATAATTTAATTCTCCTATTTATCTTTAATTAGTCTCGATTATAGTTCTATGCCGCTTTGAGTGATAACAAAATCAACTGCGATGAACTCGATTGAACGTGCTGGCTTAACAAAAACCTTTGCGTACAATATGTTACGATCTTGAAGATCAGGTGTTGTTGTGGTCTCGTCAAGAACAAGTTTGTATTCTGTAACGCCAAACTCAGACTTGACCTCAGAAAGAACAACTTCTGCTCTACTCTTGAAACGATTCCAAGTTGCTTGGACATTCTGTTCAAACAAAATTGTATCAGCGATATCTCCAATTTCTTTCTTGAGATAGTTCATCAAACGACGAACATTGATTCGATCAAGAGCAGATGCTGATTGTTGGAGAGTTTTTTGACCAAAGATCACGGTATCACCTGTAGCAGGGAAACGTGCGATTGGGTTAATGTTTACTTCGTATAGAGAGTCACGATCAGCTTTGGTGAGGTGTTCGATAGTTCCTAGTACAGCAGGTCCACCAGATCCACCAAGAGGGTTTAAACCACCTCTTTGGAAGCCTGCAGGTGCGAACCAAGGCTGTGAGTCTGCTTCTGATTTAGCAATTGCACCGAGTGCTGCTACTGATGGAGGAGCGATAATAACAGTTCCATTTCCATTCAAAGTATCAGACAAGCGAACATTTGGAAAGTAAGTCGCAGCGTAAGAGCTGTCCAATCCAGCAGCGTTTATTTCATTTACAACTTCGTTAATTGATTGTGTAGTATCGGATCCACCGGTATCAACACCTGGTGAGAAAACACCTTCAATATCAATAATCGCAAGTGCATCACCGCGAGCTTCAGTTTGTGAGATCAAGTCTTGGTTTACTGAGCGATTAGTAACACCTGGTACAGAGATCAAGTCATAACGAATAACATCTCTGTCTGCGACCATGTTCAACGCAGATTCCATTGAGAACTGAGCTGATGAGTCTGCAAGATCCAATTGATCTTTGTTGAATGGGTTTTGCAACTTAATATTAAGTCCGTCAAAACCACCAAAGAATGGTGCAACAAATTGCTTAACACCAGCATTGATAAGAGTATCAAGTGCAACAGGATTTGACGCTGTTGGCTCAAAGTAGTATTTACCATTGCTCTCTTCGATTTCGTCCAAAGTGAATACGAAAGATGCATCGCTCAAAGCATCACCTTCAGCTAAGTGAGGTTGGAATAGAGAATCAGCTCTCAACAGTCCCAAGTCACCAAAGTTTTCATCGCCTTTTTGAGCAGCATATGAAAGTCCAAACAATGCAGTGGCTCCATAGTCGCCGCCTCTTACATTACTACCTGTTACAGATAGTCCGTATGTTGGATATGTAATAACTAATGTTTCTTCGTCTGCGAGATCATGAATTGTACGAGTAGTTGATGAGTTAGTAAGCTTGTCTTTACCGTGAATCCACTTAACGTTACTGTCTGTCCCATCATGAGCTATGCTCACTGCCTCAAGACCAGTTGCTGGACCGGCAAAACCAACAGGAAAGTCAGATCCGATTACTGCTGTTGCAGTAGCCATCTCAACTCTAACCAAATCGGAGTTGTTGTTGTATTTGCCTGTAGTGATAAGTTTTGTTCCGTTCCAAAATTGATTCAGGTCTCCAATTCTTTTTTCGATAAAGTTTGGATCACTTGAATTTAAAGTTAAGTTTGAGAACTTCTCAACATATTGAGAAGCAGACATTCCAACTTTAGCAATCTCTAGAGAGAATGTAGCATTGGGTTTTGTTGCCGTACCTTGACGAAGATCCTTAATTCTTACAACATAGTTTTTGTGGAATTCGGCACCAGTTTCTAGTGCGACTAATCTAAACAACTTCTTCTTCTCTGGCTTTCTACCAATGAACCAACCAGATTTTGCTTCTGTGGCTTCAGATTGAAAATCGGTAAATTCACCATCTGAACCAGAGAGAATAGCTGCTGTGAAAGCGATGAGGTTGTTTGAGTCGTCCATTCTAGCAACTGCATGCTCAAAAGATTCGCCCAAAAAGTAGTTGTCTGTGCCGAATTTTGTAGCATCTGTGTTGAAAACGTTTCTAATAAA